AAGCGTCCCCCACGCTGCGCATGGCGTCATCCATCGACTGAGCCATTTCGGCCCACTTCTGCGACGACGCCTCACGCCGCTCGCTGAGGTTTTTGTCGAGGATACCCGTGGCATCGCGTGAATCGTTTTTAAGCTGGCTGTACAGCGCCTTGTTCTGCATGAACGCCGACAGCGCGGCCTTGACCTGCATGTCCGCGAACAGGTCACCGGTGCGCAGTGCCTGTTCAAGAGAGGTCATCATGGCGCTAGCCTTGGCCGGGTCAGCTTCCTGATTGATCTTGGTCATGGCGGCCGACATCGCTTCGGCCTTTTTGGGGTCAGTGGCTTCGACGTATTTCTGCGCCAGGGCAAAACTTGCCTCCAGCGTCGACATCCCTTTCTGCAGGCCGGTGTTCATGGACGCCTGATAGTCGATGCCGGCGTCCTTGTAAGCCTTCTGCACCTCGCCGGTGCCGATCTTCTCCATCCAGTTTTTCAGGTTGTTGGCAGCAGCGTCCGAACTGCCGGCAGTCTTCATCTGCACCTGCAGCATCGAGCCCAGTTGCGCTACGGCATCGTTACCGTAGATACCGAGCTTGCCCATCCCCGCCAGCAGTTGAGGAAACCACTTGGCCATGTCAGCGGCCTCGAAGCTTCCCGCTTGGCCCTGAAAAGCGATCGCCTCAAGGGCTCTCTGCATGTCTCTGGGATCGGTGATCTTGGCATTCTGGCCAAGGGCATTGATCATCTTGGCGGTGTCAGTACCGTCGGCGCCCTGCCCGACCACGAACTTCGCCGCCACGGGTGCGTACTCCAGCGCTTTGCTCAGCTCCATGCCAGCACCGACCAGCGCGTTGACGACGTCGGCGACTTCGTTGCGCGCCATGCCCGATTGCCGCGAGGTGTTGATGATCGTAGTGGACATCCGTGTTTCGTCGGCGGTATTGGCTATGCCCGCTTTAATCGAGATGTCCCGGACTATGGCGCCGTAGTCGGCGCTGACTTTGGTCGGCATGACCATTGTCGCGGCAGCAGCGCCTGCGGTGGCCACCGCCGTATTGCGCATCCCTAGCGCACCCTGACGGATCTGGCCGTGGCCGAGCGACTTGAGTTCGGCGGCGTGGGCTTTGCGGCCCATTTGTTCGTACGCCTTGCCCAAGTCGCGTACCTCGACGCCCTGACGACGCAGCGAGTCGAGGTTGGTGTCCAGTTTGCGCCGCAGCCCCTCTGCAGCAGTAGAGCCCGAGGTGTGCGCCTTGCGCCATTCATCCTGCAGACGCTTGGTGTCGCCGATCACCGACTGCAGCACCTTGGCCTTGCCCGCCACGGTGTCGAGCCGCTTGACCCGGCCTTCAACGTCCTTGAACGCAGCACCGACCGATTTGCTCACGGCGCCGCCGATCACCAGCCCGAGCGCTAATTCCTTTGCCATACACTTGCCTCATTCACAGCAGGCCGCTGGTGGCGGCTCAATCAACGAGCCACCACGCCATGTCATAAAACGGCATCGTCTCGATTTCGGCCAGGCTAAAGCCTGTCTCTTTTGCGAGCCGTTTCGCCGCGTGACGCAACAGCGCAGGACTAAAGGTCGTCTTCTTCAACCAGGCGAAAGTAGCTTTTGTGTACTCGGTTGTAGTCTTTGACCTTGAGGTTGAGCACGTCTTTTTCGCTGACGCCAGCAAGGCTTGCAAACAACATGGCGTCTACCGCCTGCTCGTCGTTGGGATGCGCGGCCTGACAGGCGCGCACTTCCCGAACGCAGGGTGAGCGCAGGTGAATCTTGTCCTGCTTCACGCCATTCAGTTCGCTGGCAATGGACAGGGTTACAGTGACGCCTTCGTCGCTGAGTATCATCCACGCGGGATCTGGCGCAGGTGCTTTTGGGTCGATGTTCACGATTGCTTGGTTCATATTGGTTCCTCAGAGCCCCAGGTGGTTACGCATTTCAATCAGTTGGTCGACACCGTCGATGACCCGTACCGCGTTCACCGGATCGATCTCGTACATCACGCTGCCGTCGATTTCGAGCTTGTAGTAGGTGGGGCTGACCGCGTACTTGAATTCAGCCTTGTCACCAGCCTTCCAACTGCCGGGGTCGACCTCTTTCAGCATTCCGCGAATGGTTGCGGTGACGCCCACGCCCGTGCCTTTGAGCCCCTTGAACGAACCCCGAAACGAGCCGTTGAAGGCCGTGCCGTCAGCAAGCCCGAAGAACTTCAAAGCCTCTTTGCGTACACCGTTGGTAGAGAAAGAGGCTTCGAGTTTTTCAAGGCCCATGTCCATGTCGATCTCGCCGTCCATGCCGCCTGCGCGGTAGGCCTCGGTCTTGACGGTGAGCTTGGGTAACGTCAGCTCAGGGACGTCGCCTGAGAAGCTGATGCCGTCGACGAACAGATTGGTGTTGAACAGCGTTTGCGGAATCATTGCTCAGCCCTCCTCAGGCCTTTGTGTCGAGCACTTCGGTGAGCCACTGGTTGGTGACCTCGACGATGAAGTTGGGGTTTTCAGCAGGTGGCACGTCGGTGAATCGCACAACCCAGTACACCTTGCCCTGTTCCAGCTGGCTGACGGTGTTGCGCTCGGGGTCCGCGTAGACCTCGAAGTTGATGACCGCGCCCAGGTTGCGCAGATCGCGCATAAAGTTCTGCAGGCCTTCGGTCACATCCTTGACGTAGGTCTTGGTGATCGAGCGGTCCACTGCCCACTTGTGCCCGGCAAGGATCGCGTCCATCACCAGGTCCAGCGTGCGCACACGCGTCACGAAGGCCCACTTGGGGTCACTGGACTGGGTGCGGTTGCCCCACAGCCGATAGCCTTCGTCGCGGATGATGGTGGTGATATTGGATTTGTTCAGCAGGTTTGCGCGGCATGTTTCGTCGCCGTCCAGAAACTCGACCGGACGGCTGGTGCCGGTGATGCCGACAAACTCTTTGTTCGACGGCGAAGCCCAGAAACCGTATTCACGGTCGGTCCAGGCGAATAACCCGGCAGTGAATGCTGAAGCCGGGGCATCGACGGTTTTGTCCTGTACGGTGTTCCAGAGCTGGACGCCGGGGTCTACCAGGAATACACGCTTGCTGCCGAAGTTCTGTGCGTAGGCCAGTGCGTCCTCATCTGTAGTGTTCGGACCATCAATGATCGCGATGGCCCGCAACTTGGCCGCTAGCCCATCCATCGCGGTGGCCACAGCCTGTGTGGCTGAATGCCCGGGTGCGACCAGCAATCGGGGTTGAGCGTTGAATCGACTTTTACCGTCGAGCAACGCTTGCAGTCCGTCGCGCTCACCGTTGGCCTTGACACCGCCGATGATGGCCGAGGTCAGCGCGGCTTGGTCTTCGAGTGCTTTAACGCCGACCGCCACAATCACGGCCTTTGCCCTGAGATAGATTGCTTTGGCGCTCTGGGTAATCGCAGAGTCGGGGCCGAACGCTGCAATAGCTTCGCGCTCGGTGGTCAGCAGAACCGGTACGCCGGGGGTGGCCGTTGCATCTGGCCCGGGGGTGAAGGTGTCCACCAGGCCAATGATCGAGGACGACGGCAGCGAAACAACTCGCGCCCCAGTGTCGACGTTGGAGACAGTGACGCCGTGGAAGAAATCGGTGCTCATGAAAGCGTTTCTCCAGAAACGAAAAAGCCCCGCAAGGCGGGGCTGACTAAGGTGTTGGGCAGTGAAACCGTTACGCGTCGGTGTCGGGGGCATTGGCCATTGAAAACGGGGCCGCTGGAACGGTCGGCCAGTCGACCTCCAGCGGGAAGCCTGGCTGTGTATCAAGTTGCGCGAGCCGCACGCGGTGCAGGCGCCAAGCGTTCAATTCGGCTTGCACAATAAGCGCTGGGTCTTCGGCAAGATCGCTTTCCGGGCTTAAGCGCCGGGCATCCTCGAGCATGTCCAGCTCCGCGACCAGCTCGTTGATCCTCTGCGTAGCGGCAGCCGAAAGTGCACCTCGCATGCACATGACCTGAGCCAGGACCATATCCCGGGTGGGTTCTTCGATAGGCCCGAATTCGCCCGCAACTGCGCGCTCGAACAGGTCAAC